TAATTAGTAGGTGAACTAGCTGCTCCTACTGATTGTATATAAATTAAATCACCATTAGAAGCTCTATAATACTTTTCTAATGTTAATGCTACAGTAGTTCTAACATATGCTGTTGGTCCAAACGGATTGTATTCACAAGTTCCACCATTACAAGTCCAAAATTGTCCAGTGTAAGTAAAAATCTGCGTAGTTGTTGAAGTACTAGCTGCAGTAGTTGTTGAAGTACTAGTCGATGTTGATGTAGTACTTGTTGGTGCTGCAGTTGTTGTAGTAGTACTACTTGTTGGTGCAGCTGTGGTAGTTGTAGTTGTACTAGCCGCAGTTGTTGTTGTGGTAGTAGATGGTAACGTTGTAGTTGTTGTACTACTTGTTGGTGCAGCAGTTGTAGTTGTAGTTGTACTAGCTGCAGTTGTAGTTGTAGTTGTACTTGGTAACGTAGTTGTTGAAGTAGATGTAGTACTAGCCGCAGTTGTAGTAGTTGTAGGACCTGATGTTGTAGTAGTTGTTGTTGGGCAACTATAAACAAATGTTCCACTTCCAGTAAATGAGTGATAAGTATATCCTCCACTTTGAGTTATAGTTCCACCACTTGCTACAGGAGTTCCTAAGTATCTAAACTTAACAATACCGCTTCCACCAGCTTTACCAGAGAAATCACCACCGCCACCACCCCCGGTGTTAGGTGTACCTGCTGAACCTGTTGGTGAATTGAATGAATTACCTCCATTTCCACCACCACCTGGTCCACCCAATCCACCTGCGTTAGCATCTATTCCACCACCACCACCACCACCAGCGTATCTTAAACCATCTAACCATAAAGAACCCGAACCACCTGTTCCACCAGTAATGCCTCCACCACCACCTGGTACACCATTTGTTAAAGCTCCACCACCTCCACCAGCTCCATTAAAATTAGAACCGCTTCCACCATTTTTACCTTCTCCAATAACTCCTAACCCACCAGCAACTGCTGCAGTTCCACCAGCTCCTCCACCAGAGCCTCCATTAGAACCTAATCCAGTATTAGTTCCTCCGGCTCCTCCACCAGTTGAAGTTATACTAAAGTATGTACCTATTGCTGATGTATTTTGTCCATTAGTTTGAGCAGCTCCTCCATTACCTATTGTAATATTAATTGATGATGGAAGTATAGATGTTGAACCAGATTTAAATCCACCTGCTCCTCCACCACCAGCAACATCTGCACCAGAACCTCCACCACCAGCTACTACTAAGTAATCAATTGCCAATACACCACAAGTTGTAGTTGTAGTAGTACTACCAGCAATTGTTGTTGTAGTTGTTGTTGGTAATATAGTTGTTGTTGTAGTTGTACTTGGCAACGTAGTTGTTGAAGTAGATGTAGTACTAGCTTGCGTAGTTGTTGAAGTAGATGTAGTACTAGCTTGCGTAGTTGTTGAAGTTGTTAATGCCTGAGTTGTTGTTGTAGTTGTTGGTGCTACAGTTGTTGAAGTAGAAGTAGTTGTTGGTGCTACAGTTGTTGTAGATGTAGATGTAATACATAATTCTACATTTAAAGATTGTCTATCAGTAAATGTATGATAAGTATATCCACCATTTTGAGTTATTGTACCTCCTGTTGCTTTTGGTACTCCTAAATATCTAAGTAAAACAACACCAGCTTGACCATTTGAAGGACCTGTTCCACCAGGTGCACCAAAGTAGTTTCCACCCTTACCACCAGCCCCAGCAACAGAAGCACTTACAATACCACCAGCAGAAGGTCCACCAGGTGAATAACTTCCACTAACCCAATTAATTGAAGGACCAGGATTTGTACTAATTGCAGCTCCACCTGCTCCACCACCTGCGGTAATTCCACCATTAAATCCTTGACCTAATGTTCCTAAACCACCCGTTACTGCACATCCCCAATATACAATCCAAGAACTAGAACCACCACCAGAACCACCGGTAGAACCAGTATTTTGGCATTGTGTTATATCCCTATCACCAGCTGCAGCACCACCCCCACCACCAATTGATGTTTGTCCTAAGAATGATGATGTTTGTCCATTAAGTCCATTGCCTGATGTAGTATTTCCACCATTACCAACTTGTGCTAAATAACTTCCATTTGAAAGTACAGTTGAACCTGATATAAATCCTCCGCCACCACCGCCTCCACCTGTTCCATTAAATCTTGCGCTTCCACCTCCACCACCGGCTCCTCCAGCTCCACCACCTGCTACAATTATATATTCAACATTAAGAACGCATGGGTTTAATGTAGTAGTAGATGTTGTTGAAGTACTTGTAGAAGTAGGTAATGGCTGTAATGTAATAGAATTATCTAATACAGGACCTAATAGCTGAATAGAACACTCACCATTAGTAAGGTTGTAATCATTGATTGCACGTAGGTGGTAATAGTTGCCCCTAAATTGAACGATATCATTCAATTCCATATCGAAGTACTCTGATAAAGGAATAATCGCTGATGCGTTAATTAAACGTGTTCTAGGGTTATATAAAAGAGTTATATACTTCTCCCAATATTCAGTATAAAGAGAAGCTGTTGGAGCATCTCCATAAACTGCATTTTCATTATAAAAAAGAAGTGATAAAGAACCTGTTGTAGTTTGTTGTCCACTATAATTATCAAAGTATGGAAATACACTTTGTGATACTGCTAAACTGCCTGTTTGTATGAAATAAGATTCACAATCCTTAGGCCCATTATAAAAATATATATGAGGTAATACTCGACTAGGTGCATAAAGTTGGTCACTTATGAACGAAGGAATATATATTTTTTGTTTAGTTGCCATATTTTAACAAGCTGCTATTGATGATGATGCGTATAATGTTAATCCGTTTTGTCCACTTATAGAAGCAACACAATCTATTGTATAAGTTTCAGGTACACAATTAAATAATCCACAATCTACTACTCTATAACTATCATATATGTAATCACCTTGAGATGCACCATATGGTATTACAACACTATATTCTACACTAGTTGGACTTCCGTAGCAAGGAGTATATGTATATCTAACAATTACATTTATATTAGGTCCAAAGTTAGTAGTAGGAACTCCTACCGTATTTAACAATGTTGCAGTAGTAATTTTTTGTTGTACTGTATATGGCGTTCCTAAGCAATCTAATTGATATGTACCATAATCAGCATTAGATACACTAATTTTATTTGTAGTAATAAAGTCAGCAGAGCCTGATACTCCAGTTCCACTAAGATACAAAAGAGGAGCGGAAGCAAATGTAGTTTCTACTTCAAACTTACCCTGTGAGAAGTAGTTTTCAGTATCAATATAGAATTGCTTTCCATAAGGTCTATTTGCTAATTTACTAAATTGTTGTGATACATAATCAATATCTAACTTATCACCAAAGTTAAGTTCATTTACTGCTAAGTTATTAGCTGGAATTACTTCTAACTTCTGGTCTAAGTTTATGTACTTATTAAAGTCTTTTACCTGTCCTTGCTTATACCAATTATTAAATGTCTCAACAACAAATTGGTTACGATTTACCTTAGATGGGTATATTACTAAATTGAATTTCTTTTGCAATCCTTTTATAAAATCAATCTGCTTGATTCCATTAGTACCAAATGGCATATTGTTTCCAATGTTCATTATAGCACCATCTCCAGCCTGATTAACTTTAGTAACTGATAAGAATGATTTTAATTCACCATCCGGGTCTAACTCTACTGTAAAGTTATTATCAGCAAAGTATGTATATTTTAAATAAAACTTATAGATTCCAGCTGGTAATGTTTGTGTACCAAATTGTTGTGCTAATGTGTATTTTTTAGTAGGAGTATCTACACCTTGTGAAACGCATTCATAATATACATCTTTAAAGTAATTGTTGAATACAGTCAATGGTGTTGTTGATACCGTTACATTAGATTGATTTTTAACTACCAATGTAAATTGCGGTATCCCATATCCAGCTGATAAGTTAGTTGTTTTTAAATTTAAATTAAACTCACCTCTTAATCTACTACTAATTGGTAAGTTGTATTCCAAGCTACTACTCATTGAAGAGCTTGGGTTAGATAATATGTTATAGTATGGCAATGCTAAATCAACTCCATTACTCATAGCAGTTGAAGTGCTTCCACTTATAGGTCCTATTTTAAATATGCCATAATCCTCAATAGATGCTCCATTTATTATTGGATACTTTAATTGATTATTGCATATCATATATACGTTATTCAAAAATGGTGAATCCATAAATGAACCTGTATATGAGTATCCGTATGTATCAAATATTGCATCCCATACTGCTTTAACTCTAATAGCTGGCTTGTAATCTTGCACACATAAGCCACCTGATGGTTCACTTATGCTAAATTGTCCAAATTCAGGGTTGTATATTAGCTTCTGACCGTATTCAGCCATTGGGTAAACTATATCACCATTGAATAGATTACCATTCCAACTTGATGTTATGTTAGATAGAGAAGCTGTGTGATTATATTGTGCTAATGATGAAGTTAAATCAGTTAAGAAGTTTCTATTGATATCTCTACTGAAAGAACTTAATCCACCAAAGATGCTCACCTCATATGAGTCAATAAACTTATTTGCAATTACATTTACTTTATTAAGTTGTAAATAACCTTGTGATAAATAAATTCCACCAAAATCCAAATAAGCAGGAACTTTTGTGTTAGTTGCGAATAGTTCAGGTGAATACACCGATATATCATATACATGCTCAAAGAAAGCATTATTAACTTTAGTTCCAGGTACAGTGATTTGACGTGTGAAATCAGCTGGAAGGACACCAATATCAAATAGACCCGTTGCATTATCGGAGAGTTTGATTTCTTCATCCTTAAACAGGTCTAATTGTGTTCCATTTGCTACTAATCTAAATACAAATCCTTGCGTACTTGTTACACCCATTAGATAATTAATTTATAGGCTTGGCCAAAGTTAAAGTCAAATGTGTACTGAATAGTTTTATCCACTACACCGGTTTTGAATACAATTGAGTTAGTTACTATTGTAATAGGTCTTAAATCACCATTACTCTCATTGTATATCCAATATATTTCATCACTAACCATTAATTGTTTTAATAGTTCATTGTAATCCTCACTAATCCAATCCGTATTTACACTAATAGCTTGCTTTGAATCAGCTATATAGTTTAAGGTTGAACTATCATATTGGTTATATGATAAAGTTGGTGATTCCCACGAACCTAATTGTGGTTGATATGTTCTCTTTTCACTTTGGAAAGATTGACGGGATATCATATTAAAGTTAAACCAGTCAAATTGTCCAAATCTATTTTTCCATTTTATTCTTACATTAGGATACTTCTGCTCACATGCTATCTCATATCTAATAGGAGAACCTAATGGTGTTGTACTATTGAATGGCTGTATAGTAAAGTAAGTACTATTAGCTGATATAGGGAATCCACTTTGTAAAGGTCCAATTGGGTATTGTTGTATTTGACCTGAAGTAGATGTTGAAGATGATAAGATAAAGTTTCCAGTACCTAAATCACCTGTATATTTTATTAAAGTTGGTTGTAATGTTCCACCATTAGCTGCAACAAACACACCTGATGTTCCTACATTCGTTGAGAAATAAGATTGTGTTGCAGGTCCATCCGTTAGTAATGGAAAGAAATTAGTTGTATTGTATATCTGCTCTCCAATTGTTTCCTGAAATATACCATAACCATCCAATGCTTTATAAGTTTGTGACCTTACCTTTGATGAAGTTACGAACGCAGATGATGATTGATATTGATAATAACCATCTATCGCAAAGAACTTTACATTTGATGGATTAGTTTGTGCTAAATCAGTTAGTGTGGAGTTTATAATTCTACCTACATCAAATATACCAACTAAAGAAGTGTTAGGATACTTAACCAATGTATATTTGGATGAACCAGAAGCATTGGGTGTACCAGTCCAATAGTATAAATCAGCATTGTACTGAAACGATGAGCTAAATATAACACCAGATGATTCTGATAATGTAAACACAATTGGTGATTGTGCTAACGAAGCAGTTGCCGGTGTTTGTGTTATTGAGATAGGCATTGTTAAATCTTTATACTTTTAACAACTTTATTTTATTATGTTAGTGATGGTTATTTTTTATTGCCTAATTTAGCAAATATTAAACCAACCTCATTGTTAATTTCCTCACTAACTCCTAAGAATATACTACGTTGATATTCCTCTATTGTTTTCTTTACTTCAGTTGAGTTAGCTGCGTTCTTTGCAAATGGACGAGGCCCTTTAGCTGTATGAGTTCCAGTGCCTGTTTCAGCAAAGTATCCATACGTTGCTCCATCAGGTGCATAGTTAAGAGTTAGTTTGTATCCCTTACCTATCTTTTTCATTATATTACCTGGCGTATTGAATGAACCAAATCTTCTATATAAATTACCTGTAAGGTATGGTGGATTAGGCCATCCAAAGTTACCACCAGTCTTTATGTAAGATTGAGCAACTGCAGTTAGGGTTTGGGCTACCTTAAATGGAGCTACCGCATATTTGGCTGCTACATCTTTAAGTGTATCCATTATGGGTTTAGATTAAATAGACATCTTGGTCTATCGTTGTGTGTTGTTAATTCAAAATCAGCAGACCATCCTGCTAATCCATTATCAAAGTTGTCCTTAAATGCCGTACATCTTATTCCTCCTGTAATATCGAAGTTAGTTGCGGAGTATTGTGTATAAGATAATAAATCGTTCAGTATGCTCAAAGTATTGGCATGTATATCGACTGTATCATCTGTCAAATAGAATGGTATAGTTTGTGCATTTGTTCTACCAGTTGATTCATTATTTTTATCCTTAACTTTATCAGCTACTATAACTTGGCAACTATATACCGTTACACTATCTTCGAACCTTGCATTTGTAATCATTATGTTACCCAATGGATATGCTGGGAATTCAGTTATATCAACAGCGTATATATCACCTTGCGATACTCTTGCTATTGATGGGTGATTACTCATTATAGTACTAAAGAAGTTTAATACGTTGTAATATAAACTATAATTAATCCCACTATTATCTATAAATGTTGACATATGTAAATTTGTTTACAATTGTAATCCACCGAAATAAGCATTGGCCATATTAGGGAATATTTCAGTTTGATTTCCTACGGATTCTAAATACTCTGGTATCTGATTTGAATAAGAAATTAAATAGTTTTGTAATCGTGTTGCGTAGTAATCTGCATTGTTCATTGCCTTTTGTAATAGGTAATCAACTTCGTTTTTACCAACTGCTTCACTTTGGTCTGATTTATGCTTAACCGCTCCTTCACTCTTAAATTGTACTGCAGAGAACGGAAGATACTCTACCGTTGAATACCATATAAGTGTTGGCTTAATATGGTCATCCATCAAATCCTTATAGTATCCTGTAAATGCAGTTTGAGCTTCTATATCAGCTTGTAGTTTATAATAAAGAACTGTACCTAATAAATCTAATATATACTTCTCTTGCGCAGTTCGCACAAATGGAAGAAGTCTATCTGAATCTATTGAACCCTGCAATGGAGTGTTCTTAATTATATCATTTCTTGTTATAAAAAGTGCGTAAGCCATATCGTTAATTAGTTATTTTATCTACATTGCTTTCCAATGTATTGTTATCTATTGCTCCTTGTCCATCATCTTCAGTAGTAGCTGGATTTTCCATTTGCTTATCAGTTTCATCTGCAACCTGGTCAATTGTTTTACCAGTATCTTCTGCCTGTTGTGATAGAATAGCTAGAGGAGTTAATTGTTCAAAGTATAATTCAGAATCTTCATAACCACCATCAGCCAATGCAGTTGTTAATGAGTTTATAATAACATTCTGAAATGGTTGTATTGTCATTGTTTGTAGAATAGAGAATGCTGTCATCATCTCTTCAGATTGAGAACTAAATCCATTGTTAGTAGTACGGATACCAAATAGCAATGGTGATGTAATTCTATGTGCAACTAATATTCTATCCTGTGCATATTCAGCAACGTATGTATATTTTTCATGCAGATTATCTATTTGAATTATATCCAATGTAGGTTTTCTTTCTGGGTCATCATTAAATGATATCATAAATCTACCAGCGTTTCTAGTACCTGTAAATTTAGATTCAATCAAATCTTCAATGGTAGCTCTTTCTTCAGGAGCTGGAATACCATTATTCATATTAATCATTATTGCTGGTAAGAAACCATTCTCAATATTGTTAATGTGTAAGTTAGATAACTCAGCTTCTACATAAGAGAATTGTAATGCAGATATCCAATCAGGCAATGAATAGTAATATTTACCTGGCGTATAGTTTTTAATATATAATAACTCCATCTTCTCATTTGATGTTCCAAATGCTGGAATTAGTTTCTTAGTTCTTTGTGCTTTATGGTCACTCCAATCAGTACAATAGTAGTAGTTCTCTATACGAGGATTATCATATATTTTTTCAGCACGAATGTTTTGTACAGGCACATGATAGAACTTAATAATGTTAGTATGAGTATCATCCCAATATACTTGCAAAGTACCATTGCCATATAGTTTTAAATCGAACGCTAATCGCTTAATTTCTTCTTGTGGTATAACTTTATCTAAAATCTTTTGTAGTTCAGGAGATTTAGAATAAAGCCCCTTCCCATAGATTAAATCAGAGATACCTTCTATACAAGCTGCATTAGTTGTAGAGGTTGTAAATGAATCGGTAATATTTTGGAAGAAATCATCTGGTCCTATTATACCTACTGGAACCCAGCTATATCGTGTTTTAGTATCCTCTACTACAATAGGAATATCCTGTTGTGATAGATTAACTACGGAGAATGCTTGTTGTTTTTTGATTAAATCAGCCATACTATTCTAATATTATGTATTGGTTTTCAGTTACGTTACTTACATACTGATTGTTTTGTGTTTTATATACAGGCTTATCAATTGATTGTGATGCATAGACTTGTACTGAACCTGCCCATATACTGCTTGTCCCACTACTAATTGTAGCTCTATACTCATCACCTACTGATGCTGATGCTATTGATGCTGTAAAAGATAACATACTTTCGTATGCATTGTATTTGTATCCACTTATAGAAGCAGATGTATTAACCAATGTGTACATATCCTGCACCCTTAGTGTAAGAGATGATGAACCTGTTGGTTGTGTACGAATAGTAAATGTATTGCTACCTGATATATAGAATGCTAACATCTTGTCTTTATGTATGTTTTATCTAATACTTTAACAACTTTAACTAACAAAGTAGTGATTGGGCATAAAAAAAGGGAGAAGTTATCTCCCTTTTAATGTTTTATCTATACTGATTAGTTATTAGCTCCGTAAACAATAGTTGGTTTCCCAGCTCCACTCAATGCTCCAAAAGGATTACCAAATGTAGAACCAGATATGAATGCTGCAGGTAACTTCTCCTGTCCAGTAAACGTTACAGAATAACCATATAGGTCTCCCATAGCTGCACCAGCCTGAATAGTTCCAGCAGTTACATCTGCTCCTTCGTTTTCTCCAACTAATAAAGTATCTCCATTCATTGTAGCTACAGCGATTTGAGGTCTACCATATGCCATCAACTTCAATTGAGTTGTCATTTCGTTAGTCAATTTCTTCAAGTTAAGAGTTAATTCTTGAGAGAAGAAAGTTGTACCATTGTCACGAGATGAATTAACAGTTTCAGTATAGCTTGAGTTACCCTTCAATTCATAGTAGTACACAGTACTAGCTGATGGATATGCAGTAACTTCACCAGATGCATTTTTAGTGAAAGAACCAGTTGTATAGTTTAAGAAGTAAACGCCAGCCAAGCCACCGATACTTTCCTTACAAACTTCCTGTCTTCCAGCTGATAAATTACAAGCCATAATAGTTTTTATTTAAATGTTAATTTGAAAGGGAGTTTCACCCTTTCACTTTTTACTTTTATTAGTTAGGGATTGCGATAACAATGTCCTCACCGATACCAAATTGTGTACCAGCAGTGTATCTCATTATGATACGATAATTCTGCGAGCCATCAATGTTAGCCATGTCTAAAACTCTAACTTCATTGTAGTCACTCATCAAACCTGTACCAAAGTATAAGTTAGATTTTTGTGCTGCAATTAAGTAAGAAGAAGTCATACCTGGTGACCATACTAATTCAATACCATTGAAATCATATGGTTTTTGTCCAACAGTTAATTGGTTGTTGTAACCATTAACACCTGTTGTTCCACCACCTAATGCAGTTTGGTATGCTTTGATAACGTTTGTTGGAGCGTAGATTACTAAATCTTCTTTTCCATAAACTGCTTCAGGGATAGCATCTACTAAACCATTTAATTTAGTGATAACGTTAGTAGAAGTAATTGAACCTGATTGTGCAGATTTGATTACAGCTCCCGTTCCACCTGCTGCTGCTGATGCAGATAAGGCTGGAACTAATCCTCCGAATTGTCCGTTAGTTGCAGCAACACCTTGCCAAATAGATTGTTCAGTTGCTTGTGCTACTTTACCACCTACATAAGAGATTAAGAAATCGTTGAAATCTTTTGGAATCTCATCAAATGCGCTATAGCCCAATTGTAAAGCTTCCCAGCTATCTACGAATTCTTGCTTACATAATTCTAAGTTAACCTGTAATTCTTTTGGTTCTAAGATTCTCTCGGAAAGAGCTACAGTACCTGAAGTTACAAAGTTACATGATGCATCATTTACAATGCTATTAACATCAATCTTTTGGATAACTGCTTTATACTTCACGTTTGGCATGATAGTAATGTTCTTGTTGTCCAAAGTTTGAGCTGATAACAAAGCTGCTGCAATGTACTTACCAGCAAATTCACCTGCATATGTATCTTGAGTGAATGTTGGTTGTGCGAAATTTTGTTGTTTTCTCATTTTAATTTTTATTTTATTTATATAGTTTTGATAAGAATGTACCCTGAGAAGATACTGCTTTCTTACCGAAATTTCCTTTTACTTTTGGTGCTTCTTCAATAGGAGCTCCATCTAATTTTGGAAGTTCTTCTTCCTCTTTAACAGCTGCCATAGAAACTGTCTTTGCTTTCTTAACATCTGAAATTTCTTCCTCATTTGGTTTTGGGAACATTTCTTCCATTTGTTGCATTTTCTTTTCCATCTCCTCAATACGATATTGTAATTTTTCCATTACTTTACCCATATCTTCAGTCAATGGTTGAGTTTCGTCAGTTACTTCATTTCCAGATGCTTCACCTCCAATGTCTTCACCAGCAATAGATTCCATAGCAACTTCATCAGATTTCTCTACTTCAATTTCTACTTCACCTTCTAATTCAACATTTTCTCTTTCAGTTATCTTTCCATCAGTTACAAAGATTTTGATTCTTACCTCATTACCTTCAGTATCTTTAAGAATGATTTCATGCTCTCCGTTAGGTGCTGGAGATTTTCCACTTTCAGTTACAACTTCTACTGATTCACCCACATCAAATGTAGGAGATTCTAAGATTGTACCATCAGCTAACTTAGCATATGTGAATAGGACTTCTTCTTTCTCTAATGAAAGCATAGTCATTATTTTACTTAATACGTGTTTTGGATTCATATTTAATCTATTTTTATTATTTAACAATTTGTTTTGTTTTTGTAGTTATTTTTTATTACATCAATTGTAAACATACTAATCTATTGCTTTCCAACTTGTTGTAAATTCATCCCAATAGTAATCATTACCATCATTAGGATGCGGTGTTGGAGCTTGCCAATTACATCTATCCTCATTAAATACCCAAGAAGGATATCTCTTTGGTGGAATAAATGCATCTCTATTCATGTCATAGAAGAAACCAGCTCCTGCATAATTCTTTCTGAAAGGAGTTCCACCTAAAGTATGAACTCCACTTCTAGTATTATATGATGTTCTTTTACCACCATAATATGTTTCCCAATTAATAGCATTACCATTTTCATCTAATACTATTTCATCTTCATTCTTTCCAACTATAACTTGTCTTACATAGTTGTCTTCATTTAATATTGCGTAATGTGCCATATTCTTTTATTTTATATTTTAACTAAATGTTACAGTATCACTTACTCCAGCTGCAGTTACTACAGCTATCTTAGCTAATCCAGATGTTGTTGTACTTTGTGTTACACCTCCAGTGAATGTTGCTGTTAATGATGATGGGTATCTAATGATTACTACACCACTACCTCCAGGTTCACCAGTATATGGGTCTGACGAAGATTCTCCTCCTCCTCCACCTCCAGTGTTTGTAGTTCCAGCTTGTCCAGTTCCACCACCACTTCCTCCGTTACCTCCACCACCAGTTCCTCCAGTTCCTCCAGTTTGGCCATAACCTCCACCCCCACCGGCTCTAGTCACAGAAGTTCCTGTTATTAATGATGCAACACCATTTCCACCAGTTCCTCCTTGTTCAAAAGCTGAATTACCTCCTAACGCTCCAGCTCCACCACCACCGGCTGCTCCTGTATCATTACCAGGATTGTCTCCACCAGCATAACCCTGATTGGCTGTACCTGCTGCTCCATTTTGTGAACTACCAGCTCCAGCTCCACCGCCTGAACCTCCTACACCAGCTGCTCCACCAGTTAAATTATATGTTCCACCACCACCGCCTCCGGTTGATGTGATTGAACTAAATTGTGATATAGAACCTGATGTTTGAGATACACCACCTGCTCCAACAGTTACAGTATAAGCTACTCCTAAAGTAATAGAAATAGGTGTTTCAGTTGAACCACCTCCACCAGAAGTTTCAGTACCAAATGATGAACGATATCCACCAGCTCCAGCTCCACCTGGTCTACCTCCAGCAGAACCTAAGTATCCACCTCCACCACCTCCTGCTACTACAACATAAGATGCAGTAAATGGAGAAGGGTAATTAGGTGTATATAAAGAATATAATTTATCAGGTGTTACATAAAGTTTTCCACTATTATCAACAACCACATTTAATTTATCTAATGATTGAGATGGTCTTGAAGGTACATAAGCTGAACCAGAAGGGAAATATACTGATGCTGTTTGGAAATATACTGATGCGCTTGTGATTGTATTTGTTACAAGTACTTCAGCAGTTTGACCAGGTTTATAGTTTTGGAAAAGTATTAATGTACTATCACCAATACCAGCACTAAAGTAATTACCTTTATTTAAATCTATTGAAGATGTACTGTTTACAATTGATGTTGAAACTAATAATGTTCTACTACTACCTGTCACAATTAATGAACCAGTTATTTCAGCTGACCCACTATAAGGGAATGCTAATGCAGTTTGACCTGATGTTCCAGAAGTACCAGAAGTACCCGATGAACCACTACTACCAGAAGTACCTGATGTGCCACTACCTCCAGTTAAACCACTGCTACCAGAAGTACCCGATGTTCCGCTAGTACCAGAAGTACCCGATGTTCCACTACCTCCAGTCAAACCAGATGAACCACTGCTTCCGCTTGTTCCAGATGTGCCCGATGTTCCAGTTAATCCACTACTACCAGAAGTACCTGAAGTACCGCTTGTACCAGACGTTCCACTTGTCCCAGAACTTCCAGAACTTCCGTTTAAGCCATTAACTCCAGAGCTGCCTGATGTTCCACTACTTCCACTGCTTCCAGTTGCTCCTGATAAACCAGAAGTACCTGATGTACCGCTTGTTCCAGAAGAACCTGCAGTACCTGTTGTACCATTAGTACCAGATGTTCCCGAAGTACCCATTGGTAATTGAGATATTATAAACAACATATCGTGATTGTTAGGAAACGAATATGTTGATGTTATTAAAGTTACTGGGAATGTCCAATATGTTGTATTATCTACTCCAGTACCTACTGTCCATCTTTGATAATTTGTATGTAGTGCTTGGTCTTGTAATACTATGATTGAACCCGATGGAATATTACCTAAGAATATATCATCGTTATTTCCGTTATTATCTATCTCACTTACATTTATAGATGTTGCTGATGCTTGAGTTGCGTTATTCCAAATAAGATGTCCATTACCAGGGTTACCAGTTGTTATATTAGTCTTTGCTTGATAATTAAAGAATGTATTTGATTGGCCATCTTGTCCGCTTGTTCCAG